TGACCATCAGCTTCAGCAGGTGCTTGATCGATGCGGGCAACGTCGCGGGCGTGTATCCCGCCGTGTAGGTCACATTGACCGACGCTTGCTGAGCGAGTGTTACCGGCCAAGGCTGGTTCTGCGCGGGCGCGATGCGCGCCGGTTCGGCGTCTTTGTCCACGATGTACAGCGACGGCGAGAGCGTCTGCAGGACGCCGCTTTGATCGATGTACGTAATCCCGGTGACGGCAATCAATGGAGGCCTGGGAAGCAGAATCGGTCCGCTCATGAGCGAGATGGCGCGCGCCAGGTACGATTCCACCGAGTACGTAGGAATGAAAAATTTCAGCGTGGCGTTGGGAAGATCGGGGAAGCTGTCGAGACGATACCGCAGCGTCTGCAAGAAGTACGCGCGATTCTGTGTTTTTTCCAGGTAATCGCGTGACGCGACGATGCAATCGGTGATGTGGTCGTCCTGGTCGGTGTCGGTGATGCGCAGATGTAACTTAGCTTCCGATAGAGTGAGAGGCTCCGTTGCTGGTGGTGTGACCACAGTTAGTTGAGAAGCCATGCGTCGCCTCGGTCATCGGCTTGCCTTTGTAAAAAAATAGTTACCCGGCCCTTCTTAAGAGCGGCCTTTCTTCGGGTTCAATCGATCGATGAGCGATGGAGAGTCTTCTCCGGCAACTTCGCCGTCATCGGTGGCCGCTACTTCGACCTTTGGTTTCTTGTAGTTTTTGACTTCTTCGGCGAATCCGCCATCGATGAACGCCTTTGCTGTGTCCGCATCGATGTCGTATTCCTGACCCGCTTCTAGCAGCCCATACTTCGGGCCGTTCGCCGTGCTCTTCATGCAAATGCGGACCTGCTTTGCGTTTTCTTTAGCAGCCATGCGAAAAGCCTCCTAGTCGAGAGTTAGGCCAAGTCAAACTGAGTCTTTTACGGCGTGCCGGCGATCGGCGACGCGAGCACCGCAACAGCTTTCATTGTGGCGTCGAGCGGCGGCGCTTGCGGCTGGCCGTAGGCCAGTTTTCCGCCGTGGTAGCAGATGGCCAGAACGCCGTCGACTACCGCGTTCTGCGTGGCGCGTAGGATCAGCGGGCGCAGATACCGGAACGTCGGCATCGCGACATCGATCGCAATCATTTTGTTCGAGTCGCCGTCGGCGATGGCGATCGGCCCGCCGGCGCTTCCCAACAGGTCGGCCATATCGGAATCGTTAACGAGCGCGCCACCCTGCACCTTCACAGATGTGGCTTGCCCCGCAGTGAGCGCTCCCAAGGCGAACAGAAACAGCACGCCGTCGAACATGCTCGAGTCAACGTGTGTTCCGGTGACGAGCGTGACGCCCGCCGCGGTCGCGTTTACCACGCGAACAAAACTGACATCTCTTGAAAGGTTGTGCGACATTGTTCCTCCCGGACTTCACTGCTCAAATTTTTACAGGGCCGTTGAATCTTTACGGGCCCGTGAATTCTTTACGAGCTAGCTCGTGATGATGCGGACGAACGGCTCTTCGAGAACCGGGGCGCCATCGATCTCGGCGCGCGCGATGTAGCCGGTCTGGTTGGTTTGCGCATACAGCTCGACCAAGCGCTGCATCTGCATCGAGAGTGCTTCGACGATCCAGTAGAAACTGAAGTCGCCGAGAGCTCCGACGTATTGCCCGGTCGTGAAAGTGCTCGGGCAATATTCGCTGAGCACGAATGGAAGGCCGAGAATCGCATCCGACGCCAGGCTCAGACTTCCGCCTTTCGCGTCCCATGCAAGATTGGCTTGGCCGATGCCGCTGGGGTTCCAGAGGTATTGACCGTTGGTGTCCTTGAGCTGGCGAATGCGCTGGAGTCCGAAGCGGTGAAACACCCATCGGGCGTTCGCCCAATACTGCGGTTTCAGAAAATACTTGGCGTTGATCAAACCGTCGGCGGTGTACGCGGTCGTGAGGCCGGTCACGATGTCGCGAGCGGTGGAAATTCCGTTGCCGGGAGCCACGGTGAAAATGCCGAGAGGCTTCTGCACGCCGTCGCCGTTCAGGAATGCTTTCTCCTGGGTGATGCCGAACTTGTATCCGAGACGGTCGCGAACGATGCCCTCGACATCGAGAGCCCCGGCGCGGAGAAGTTTGTTGCTGATCTTGATGCGCTTGGCGAGCGGGTGAGGTTGCAGTTCGCGCTTGCCGAACTGCAGCGCGGTGTCTTCGTTGCCGGTCGCGAGCTCGGACGTCCAGTCGGAGTCGGCGATGTCAACGTCTCTCGATGGCACACCGAGTGTCGTGGCGTTGGTCAAGGTGATGACCGTGCCAAGCTGCCGGATCCAAACCAAATCGTCGACGATGGCGATCAGCTTCGCGGCGAATTGCTGCGGCGTGACGAGGAAGCCGCCGGAGATGTCCAGGTCCATTTGCAAGGCGCGAAGTTCGTTGTCGCGTCCATCGCGCAGCCAGTTGGCGAATAGGGTGCGCGATTCCTTGGTGCAAATCGGCATAAACTTTTTGGCGATCTCAACCTTGCGCGAGGTGCGGCGGTTCTCGGCGTTCGGATAAGCTTTGCGGTTTTTGAATTTGACGACGCCCTTTTCGTCTTCGTTTTCGGTGGGCTCGGTGGGATCGGTGCGACGGCCGGCCGAGGTCTTCAATTCCTTCTCGGCGGCATTCAATTTCTCGGTGCGGTCTTTCGAGGCGCGCTCGTCGGCGATGAGCTTTTCGAGCTCCGCTTTCTTCGCGTCATACCCGGCCATGTGTTTATCGAAGCTGGCCGATTCCTCGGTGGTCATGTCGCGCTTTTCGGTATCCGCTTTGTCGCGGATCGCGCGCGCCTGCACTGCGTACTGATTCATTTCCTGCCGGAGTTCAAGGGCGGTCATAAGCTTTCTCCTCGGTTGGGCCGCCGGGGGAAAGCTTCTGCGTGCCGTTAGAACAAAAAAAAACGGGCATCTGGCGTGTCGCCAGTGCCCGCATATGCGTTCACCACGATTAGCTTGTTACTCGGTTTAGAGCATCGGCTCTGCCCGCATTCGGGACCGAGACAAGCGGAAAAGGTTTACGTTGCCGAGTCTGCGGGCATTTTCGGTCGCTGTCAATGGAACCGATCGCGTTCTGTTTCCAGGACTGAGAGGACTACTAGAAATTCCGGTACCCGGTGGCTATTGGTTTTTGGAAAAAGGCCTGTAGATTCCAGCGGTCCCCGCCAAAGGAGGCCGGGTGATTCAGCACAACGTCTTGATTGATGGTTCGAAAGCAACTCTTGGAGAAATTGAACTGCGCGGGCTCAACACCGCTGCAAACCTGCAAAAAGAAATGAGGGCTCTGCTATCCCAACTTGTTGAAGAGTTGGCCGATGCGCGGGTCGCGCGCTGGATCCGCGAGCATAAGAACGAGCTTCGGCACCTGGCCGAGACCGGTCAAGAAGCGTTTGAATTCAAGGAATGGTTGGCCCCTTGAACTTTCTGCGTTCCGTGCGCTTCGAGATTTGGACCGCGCGCGCTTTGCTTTAACCGGAAGCTGACCCGATCGCCCTTCCTGCCGCAGGTGCAGGTGAGTTTTCGATCTCGCTTCGCAGGGCAGTTTTCAGCATGGTCAGGACCGCGGATGTCTCGAACGTCAGTGCCCGGGCTTCCGTCATAGGCGATTCCGCTGAAGTGCACGAAGTGCTCTCGCCCATCATCCCCGGTAATGAAGCCGAAACCCTTCTGCTTGTCGTACCACTTCACATGCCCGTAGAAACGTTTGCCTTCTTCGATGTGCTGGTCCTGGTCCATCACTCCAGTTTCTGGTCGTTTCCTGTTTCTTCAAAGTGATTTGGAGTTGCAGTTCTCAACAGTCATCCACAGCTTTTCCACAGCCTTTGCACAGGGGCATTATGTCAACAAGTAGTAATATAACTTATAGGACTCCGTGCTAGGCTTCCGACGGGCGCCGCCCCCAGCTCACAATCCGGCTGCTGTCTGGAGGCGCTTATGCGTCTCTACCCCGCGACGCGCCTCTTCGGTCAACTCTGCGGGAATGTGAAATGTTTGTGTTGGCACGTTGCGGTAGTATCGTGGAGTATCGCCATGAATAAGAGGATCGTACTACGTTTCGTGCCACTCGCTGCAGCTGCTTTGCTCGGCTGCCGACGCGAGCAGGCCAGCCGCGCGTGCGTCGATTCGAATGGAATCGTCGTCAACCCCCAGCATTGCGCAGATCACGGCGGCGACTACGGCGGCAATGGCACCACTGGAGGCCACGGCAGTGGGGGCGGCTTCTATCCGTACTATTGGTATTACTATCAGGGGCGCGTGCCGCTGGTTATCGGCGGTCGAGCGCCTGCCGGCGGCAGCTACTACGCTCCTCCGGGCGGGAATTTTGGGGGCAGGAGCGGGACCACAGGAACGGTCACGCGGGGAGGGTTCGGCTCGACCGCATCCGGCCACTCATCAGGCGGCGGCGAATGATACGGTGCGAGACCAAGCCACGTGCGGATTGGGAGAAAAAAGTCGCACAGTATGGCCTCATCTTCCACCACACTGCCGGGCGCCCTTACTGGAATGAGTCGGCTTACTATCGACTTTCAGCGAAACAGGTTGATGACCTCGAAGCATCTACGAACGAATT